AGCTTTAAAATTTAATGTTTCAGGTATTCCTCTATGAATATCATAAAAAGAATATGTACTATTAACTAAACCATTTTGAATTAATTTAGTTAAGTTATCTGAAGATTCATATCTATAATCTTCTATAGCATAATATTTAGATATGCCTTCAGAGTTTGCAAGACTAGAAGCATAGATGTAAGGCGTAGTAATATTTTCTACTGTTTGTTTTAACATTTCTTCTAAACTTCTTAACACTAGATTATTCACGCCTAAAGGCGAAAATAAAAAGAATGGAAGTCCAAGCCCGGTCGTAGTTCTTTCTTTTAACCACATAGCTGCTTCTATTGGATTCAAATTAGGAATAATGACTTTCATATCATTTACAGAATCGATTCCATCTATCACTATTTTTTTATTCGTATAGTTTGTAACTATGTTTTTGATGATTTGTGATGGAGGACCATTATAACACTTATTAACATTTTGAACAATCGATTCAAACATATGGTATTCTGTGCAATGAAGAACTACCATTTCTGATCTTTCATCTACTTTAACGACTGATGCTACTTTATCAACTACAAATTCTTTTTGTATTTCAGTTCCTCTATCAATCTCTTCCGTTTGTTGAAGTCTAATAGTTAACTTTTCTCCACCTTGAAAATCAATTGTTTGAACTATGTTTAATTGATCTAAAAATGAAAGAGTCATAGTCAAATATGGTTTTTCAATATGTTCATGAATAACAAATTCTGATACTACAGCAGATATTTCTGTAGAATATTCTGTACGATCAGAAGATATAAGAGCTGACAACAAAATATAATCAGTAGAGGTATCAACCGTTTTAGAAATATTTGGCAAAGAGCGCGACATACTAGCCTCTTATAGATTTTTTAAAACTAGTAACTATATTTGTAATTTGACTAGGTTTAATAACTTTAATTTGTCTTAAACTTTCATTTGTTGCAAAATAAACGTCTTCATGTGTTTTTTCTGTAATCAAAGCACCAGGTCCAGTTGCTGGATCTATATCAACTAATGCTGATGTTCCATCTATATAATAAGCAGCAGACAAATATTCTTTTGAACTTGATACCGAAGACATTGTTTCACTTACATCAGAAGAATTTATTGATGTAAGAAGTTCTCCGCTTTCTGTAAAACCTAAATCACCTTCAATTACAATTTGTCCTAGTTGTAAATTTCTTCTTATTATTTTACCTGAAGCGCCAGAGGTACCACCCGTAACAGTTTGACCAACTTTAAATTTAGTTGGAAGATCTTCATCTCTTACTGTCAGGGTTGTATTTGGAAAAGCTTTCTTAATATATTCTGAAAGCTCATATTTCGTTAATGGCCAACCTTGTTGTCTTAAATTATCATTTAAGAGAAAAAATGTCCAGTAATATAATGAAGTTCCGTATAATTGTATTGATACTTGATCCGGTCTAAACCCTTCTTGTATTGTATGAACATTAAGAAAAGAAATAGAATCTTTGACTTGATCTGCAACATCAGAATATATTGATATGTCTTGAAAAATTACAGGATCAATTTCATTTCCAAATTTATATTGAACTTTAGCAAAATCGTTGAAAAATAACATTAATATCCCTTTTCTATATCTTGAGAAGTTAAAGCTCTAAATTCAGAGAATGTTAGAGTTAAATCGATTTCATTTGGCTTTCCATCATTTCTAAATCCACCACCTGTAGGATTTATTGTATGAGAAACTGATCTTAAATAACAAGGTAAAATTTTAGGTATATTTAAATTTTGAGCACCTTTAAAATTAAAAGTTATTTGAAAAGCATTAGGAAAATTATATCCTAGAGCAACGTTTTGAGCACCACCTATTTTCATATTAAAGGCTTCTGGATAAGCTTCTTTTCTGAAAGTCTTTATTATCTTTTGTATTATTTCGCCTTCTTGCGGAGAAGTTGATATGAATTTAAATTGAAAAGCAAATTCTCTTACATTAACACCATTAAATAATGTTCGAACATTAGGATTAATGACCATTCTATTTAATAGAGTAGCTGCTGTTCCTATTCCAAAAGGAGCTCTCCCTAAAGTTTTTGATGCTGCTAATCTACCAGCCTCAGATTTTGCAGCACCAGAAATAGCACCAGAAATATCTGATAATACATTTAAAGTATCTTTGGCGGCCTTTCCTAAAACGCCCCTTACTTGATTCATAATTTGATCGCTGCCAGCTTGTGCTGCCCCTTCAATAGATGCACCAGCAACTTGCAAATCAGCACTTCCATATGCAATGTTATCATAAAATGTTTGACTAGTTGGAAAGTACATTACAATGCTAGGAGAACCCATCTTCCTCTGAAAGCCTATCTTAAATTTAGAAGCAGATCCAGCTAATACGTTTTTTGTATCAGCATCATCTTCACTTTTTGTTTTTACAAAAGATTTTTTACTAGCTACATCATCAAAAAACTGAAATCCTGGATCTCTTACATTAGCTGCATCTGCATTGTTTTGATATGCTGAAGCAGAAAATCTAGCAGCTGCTTTTGCAGCATCTGCTTGTCCATCTATGCCAACTTGTTGTTCTGTTTTAGGTTTTTCAGTTTCTTGAGATACAATATTATCTACTGGCGTTTGAGAGTGATTCTTTTGTGATTCACCTTCATTTGGCATAGCATATTCCATGATTTGAAATTTTACCGTTGCTGCATATGCTGGATTGCCACTTACATCTAAAGGATATTCAAGTTTGCTCCCTCCGCCTGATGACATAAAATCTAATTTATTTTGTATAAAAGTTTGTGCAATGACATCTGCTTCAAGTCCCAAATCAAATTTTGTGCTATTAACTTTAGTACTTCCACCATTAGAAAAATCACTATATGCAGGATCTAATGGATTTTTTATTTTCTCTCCTAGAGGACCAGATTTACCGCTGAGTATTGCCATGTTTAATCCTTATAGATAATATTAGAATCTTATTTTTATATTTATAACAGTTACACATGGTTTATTCAGGTAGATATCAAGTCAAAGATAAAGAGAAATACAAAGGAGATTCTTCTTCTGTAGTATATAGGTCTTTGTGGGAGAAGGCAGTTTTTGCATGGTGTGATAAAAACCCAAAGGTTAAAGGCTGGAGTTCAGAAGAAGTAGTTATTCCTTATTATTATGATGTTGATAAAAAATATCATAAATATTATGTTGATCTTAAAATAATATTTGAAGATAAAACTTTACTAGTAGAAATAAAACCTGAAAAAGAAACTGTTCCGCCAATAGGACCAAAAAGAACTAAACGATATATTACTGAAGGTCTCACATATGTTAAAAATATGAATAAATGGGAAGCGGCAAATGAATATGCAAAAGATAGAAAATGGGAATTTCAAGTATGGACAGAAAAAACTTTACAAGAAATGAAGCTACTAACAAAACCAGTTCCTGGAAAACTTAAAGCATATAAACCGCTACCTACATATCGAAAAAAGCGTAGAAAACGATATAAATAGACTTATGAGTAACTTATTTCAAAAACTAGAACTTGAAGCTTTTAGAAAAGGCATTACACCTCGTACACAAGAATCTCGAGATTGGTTTCGTCGTCGAGTACAAAGACTTACTCGAGTAAATCGCGAAGCATTAATGAGAGAAGATGAAATTAATAAAGTAAGCAGCCCTTTACTTGGTAGTATGATGATGTTTTTCTATGATCCAAAACTTAAAGATAAACTTCCATATTACGACACATTTCCATTAGTAATACCAGTTGAAAAAGCTGATGGTGGATTTAAAGGGTTAAACCTACATTATATTCCTCCAGTTTTAAGAGCAAAGTTTTTAGATAGTTTATTAGATGTTGTTAATAATAAAAAATACGACGAATCAACTCGATTTACATTAACATATAGATTACTTAAAGGCGCTGCAAGATTTAAATATTTTCAACCTTGCTTTAAACATTATCTTTTAGATCACGTTAAATCACGATTTGCACAAGTGCCGGCGCCAGAGTGGGAGATTGCTACATTTTTACCAACTGCAAGTTGGAAGAAAGCTTCTGCTGGAAGAGTATATTCAGATTCAAGAAAGATAGCAAATGGCTAATTCAATTGACGATTTAAAAGCACTAGCTAATACAAAACTTGGTTTTGCAAGAAGCAATAGATTTTTAGTTACATTTCCAACAACCTTTGGCGGCGGTGGAGGATTACTTCAAGGGATAATAGGGTTATTAACTGGCGGAGGCGGCGGTGCATCTGGTAGAGAATTAAATATACTATGTTCAAATGCAACATTACCAGCAAAAATAACACTCACAAATGATCGAAGAATTGGAATGGAATTTCAAAAAGTTGCATATGGTTATGCTGTTGATGATGTTAGTATGACATTTTATTTAATGAATGATTACGGAGTTAAAGAATATTTTGATGCTTGGACCAATACTGCGATACCAGAAGCTGGTGGAGCAGCTTACACCAGTAATTATAAAAGCCAATATGCTAGAACAATTACTATACATCAATTAAGACAACCTTTAGCTGGTCTCAGCAAACAAGTAGGACCGATAAGATTTAATGCTGGCATTGGTGGAGGAACAGTGTATTCGGTAGATTTACTTGAAGCATTTCCTGTATCGACTAGTGCTATTGAATTAAACAATGAACTTGACGGGCTTGTTCAGTTAACAGTGAGCTTTGCTTACACAAACTGGAGAAGATCAAGTAACACACAAGGATTTATTAACATGGATATTGATACACCTCTTGGTGGAATTGATATATTATAGGAGTGATATGAATGGGTTTACCACAACTTAAAAATGATGTGCCAAAATATGAACTAACTGTGCCATCAACTAAACAAGTTGTCAAGTTTAGACCTTTTTTAGTAAAAGAACAAAAAGTGCTACTTGTGGCTTTTGAATCAAAGGATCCTAAACAGATTCTTAGTGCAATGTTAAATTGTTTAGAAGCATGTGTTCAAGATACAAATGTAAATTCTCTTGCCACATTTGATGTTGACTATATGTTTACACAAATAAGATCTAAATCTGTAGGAGAAACAACTCAAGTTCTTCATGCTTGTAAAGA